CAAATATATCTGAAATGCATTTCTGCAATTCATTCAAAATATTTCATTTTCAGACTTGACTTTTAATAGTTAGTCTTTCTTTTATTATCTTTCCCAGTAATATCCTGATCCATCTTCAAGGTATATCTGTAATTTACTTTCCGTTGCTGTAAAATCAGTTATCTTTGATATATCAATCATGTTATTTCTGTAAGTCATTGTTTCGTTCGGAATATCTTTCAAAACATCCGTATAACTTGCATTTGCCTTGTCGTCAAGTTGACGTGTTACATCTTTCAATTCAACCGTGATATATCCGTCTTTTACATACCAACATGCTACATCCGACAATGGAATTGCCTTTTCTAACTGAATAGAATTGATAGCTGTTTTAGTTATAATCTGCTTTGGTGCTGTGGATTTGCCTATTAAAAAAGCACTCATTACGAGTGCTGATGTGATGATAAGATATGTAATTTTGTGTTTCATGGTTCGATTTCCTCCTTGATTTATTACGTGCTCCCTTGTATAATTATTTTACAAAGGAGGCTTTTATTATGGATAAAATTAAAACAAGCGAATTGATTTCAAAATTAGCTTTAGCTTCTGAAGAAGCTTGTAAATGTGAAGATATTAATTTTGAGTTTGCATTTCATGGTGCAATCAAAAAAGATATGAACGACACAATTACAGTTGCAGAAGTTATAAAACTTTTGCGTACTATCAGTGACTTTGATCGCTTTGCTTCTATTCGTACTACTTGTAAAGTATTACAAGAATTAGGCATTATCGAAAACGATGTAGATGTTTTTGATAATACTGCTTTTCGTTCTGAATTAAAGAAAGTATTTGGAAGATAGACTGTCTTAATCGGCAGTCTTTTCTCTTGTTATACCTATATAATCAAGCGTTTTCTTGATATCCGCATGTGAAAAATCTTTTAGCGGCTTAGGCGTAGTTTTCCTCTTACCTTTTAAACCTAAATATTCTTTTGTACTTTCTGTTGTGTGTTTCATCATGATTGTTTCCTCCTTTTAATTTGCGTTTTTTGGTATAAAAATAGCACCTAACAGATTTTAATTTCCGTTAGATGCTATATAAATCGGATTATTTATGTTTTCGATTCGCCCACATAAAGCAGTAATGTGGGCTATTTCCGTAATGTTTGCATTGGCACAAATTCAATTTTTAATTGCATTCCCAATCCAGAAGCAAGTTTCTTTAATAATTTTAAACTTGGGTTTCTCGTTCCATTTTCCAACTTGCTTATATCTGCTTGATCAATTCCTGTACGTGCAGCAAGTTCCTTTTGCGTTAAATTCTGCTCAATCCGTGCATCAATCATAGCACGGATGACATCCATTTCTGGCTGAATGTCATCCCATTCTTTTTTAAAATCAGGATCTTTTAACTGTTCCTGTAAATAATCATCGAATTTCATATTATTCACCATTCCTTTCTATAAAGTCTTTTCTGTACTTTTTCGCTTTTTCAATTTCGCTTGGTGGTGTCTTTTGTGCTTTCTTAACAAATCCATGCGTTAAAATTATTCTCCCTTGATAATAGAAGAAATATAACACTCTTGAAATATCTGTTCCAACTTTTGCACGTAGTTCAAAAATTCCATCTCCTAGATGTTTACTGTAAGGTTCTCTTAGTTGATTACCTTTTTCTTCCAGAAGTTTGATTTCCATTGAGAATTTTGCACGCATTTTGTCGTCAAGACTGTCCAAAAATTCTTTTACAGGAATTTCATCTCCATTTTCGTAAAATTCTGCTTTAAATTCACTCATAAATTTCCTCCGATGTACTTTCTATATGAGTATAATATGGCAATTTTTCCATATTGTCAAGCGCATTTTAATTTCCATTTTTAATTGGTTGTAATAAAATAGCACCCGAAAATTGGGTGCTTTGTTTGGTGTTGGGTGTATTATTTTTGGCGCTTTACTCTTCATCATATTTTGCGTCTATATATGCAATCTGCTCATCGTAATAAGCTCTTGCATTCTCACAACGGAGTTCATAGTTACTTCCGTTTGCTGGATAGCCTTCAGCTTCACACTGTTCAGCTATCTCTTTGCATTCCTCTCTGTACTGCTTTTCGAGTTCGCAGATTTTATCTATATCTGCTTTTGAATATACGTTTGCCTCTGTCATGCTTTGACGCATTTCCTCTATTGTCATGATTTTGTCCTCCTCACATGGTTTTTAGTTTCGCTTGGAGTTCAGCTATTTGAGCTTCTATGGCTTGTTTTTCTTCGTTTACCTTGTTATATTCTGCATCAGGAATCCATTCCATGATTTCTGAAGGTTGGACTTGGAGATATTCGCAGACTTTGTTGATAGTGTCAGAATTTATATTTTCATTCTTTGAAAATCTTGTTGGCATGTTTTGAGACAATCCTGCCATACGCAAATCTTTCCAAGTCATGTTTCTTTCTTTTAAAACATTTGCTAATTTATAATAAACTATCATTATTTCACCTCCATTTTATGCACCTCCATTCTATCACAATGTTTTGTGATTAGCAATAACATTTTATTTTCCATATGTCAATGCATATGGTTTTTCCTTGAACCATTTACGCATATTGTCAGTAAGTCCCCATGAAGTTTGTGCAAAGTCGTTTTGATTGTTTAGCACTTCTTTCATTGCTTCTTTTTTCGCTTTTGCATGTTTAATTGCCATGCTTCTATCTTTCCCCATGATTTTATCCTCCTTTTTAGAAGCTCCAACTATGCTTGAATTTATCAGGTATAGCAGTTACAGTTACAGTTCTACCCCAACAATCGAAGATTTTACCTTCCATTGCACAACCAAACTCATTTGCAGAGTTTGACAGTGTTACTAGCTGAGAAGTAACGGAGCAAATTTCATCTCCGAAAAGCTCAGAGTTGCAGGTGATCTGGTTTGCAAGTTTATGGATTTCATTTTTTCTGAATTTTAACATGTCAATTCCCTCCTTAATTTTAAAAATGCACACTATAAAAAGGGCAAAGTATTTGCCTTGCCCTCTCTAACTATGCATTTTATGGTTGCATACTATTTGTTGTTTTTCTTAGATTTTTTTGTGTATTTGTCAGTTAATACGCTAGGAATATCGGCAGGTTTGATAGTTCCTGCTTCTACCATCCACTCAAAGCCTACACCGTAAAGGTTTTTAAGCGCATTTGTTACGTCATACTTGAGAGCCTTTGTGCCGTTAGACTTTACAACGGTTTTCGTGTCAATCTTCTTACCGATTGACTCAAGAACTGCTATTTCAAACGTTGTACCTGATACATCAAGTTTATAAGCTTTATAGAAGCTTGCCACTGCTATCTTGACATCTTCTAAGCATGTAGCATCTTTCATAGCTTTGCGGAATTTTTTGTCGTGTTCGTTGTACTCAAAAGAAGCCTGTTCTTTGAGTAACTTATCCCACTCAACTTTTAAGCCTTCATTAATGGTTACATAATTAGCACGCATCCGATTGAGGTCATCAACTGTTACGTCAAGGTTAGTACCTTTTTCGAGCATATCGTCAATGGCTGCAATACTGTTATTATTAGCATCAATTTTTGAGCCATAGATTGTATTCAGTTCGGCTTTTTTGATAATGCAACGGAAAAATTCAGAAGTCCGTGTTGATAATGTGCGTGCTGACTGGAAAAAGTCAACTTTAGCGTTGTTTGTTGTTTTACTCATAATATCCTCTTTCTCCGACTTGACGCAATCGGTGCTATGTATTTTTTATTGTGTACGTTGTTATCCTCAGCTTTTAACAGACTTGGAACTGTCAATCTTTGCAGATTGGTAGCTTTATAACGTCCTCCTCACCTTACCTGGTGCGCCTCACACCGTTGTACTTTCGTACACCCCATTCAAATTAATCTTTTTCAGATTATGCGCTAATCTTTTCACGCACTGACACCTTAGTTTTAAGCATGTGCCCCTCTAGCTCTGAATGGATATAGATACAGACTTCAATATGACAATTTAATTACTACAAAGTTATGTAGTAAACCCTTTTCGCCGTTGTGAATGAATCACGTCTACCATTTTCAGATAGAACCCTATCAGACCGCCCAACGGTTAATTGAAGGCTTGTTTTAGTGTCGAGAGTTGGGAACTCGACTCAATCTATTTTTGTCCCGTTTTTCAATGCAAATAGTTATCCGCAAGCCGTAACTTGTTTCATGGTGTAGTTTGTGCCGTAACACTTGCTACCTATTTACAAAGGTACTTTTTAAAGAAGTACAAACTTTTTGTATGGATTTTTTGAAAGAATCGTGATAGACTAGACTTTGTGAGGGTTCAATCTATCACGATTGATTCTTTAGGCTATATATTCAAGATAATCTTGTTCGGTGGCGAATAGTTGGTAGCTATTCGTTGCCGAAATATAGCCCATGTACCCAGTGGGTACTATGTAACCTTTAACCATGTTATCACCTACTTTCTAGCATGGTGTAGGGGTTTTAATGACTTTTCCTTGTCAAGTAAGTTTTGAGATTGAATTGGTAACTATCGGAGTTTGCAATGCCTTAACCGTTTGTTGTGTGGTTCGTATCTCTTAACTTGGTTACATCTTATCACAATGAATTGTGATTGTCAATAAGTTGTTTTATTGTTTTTAAGTTGCTATTTTATGTCTGTCAACCTCTTGACATCTATTATATTATCACCATTTATTGTGATTGTCAATAATAAATTTTTCAAAAATACGATAAAATTATAATACAAACATATGTTCGAATATATTCTGCTCTAATAGTCCAGATCTGATTTTATCGAACATTTGTTCTATTATCAATTCCACGGAAAAATGTAGAAATACCGTAATTATAATAGATCGGGGGTGGCAAAAACTAGATCAAAGCATCTATTTTTCAATACTGGCTATAGCTAGTTCATCTACACACCAACTTAAAAATCCATCACCTCAAAATTCCCTTTAAAATCAAGCAAAATCCCAAATTCCACCCACCAAATCACTTATCGTACCACATATCGTCAAAACCCACTAAAATCAAGCATTCCAGCCACTTTCCAACCTAAAAATCAAAAGCATTTTTATCCAAATTCAACATCAAAAATCAATAATATCCTTAATACATAAGCATTTCTTCGATATCCATTTTTATTAGATTATCAAAACTACATATTTATCATTTAACACAGTTCTAACAAATCATGACCACCATACCAACCAATCTCATATCCCGATTACTAGACTAAATCGCACAAAATCAATCCAAATTTCAATTAAAATATATCCAATAATAAAATATCCATCTAACAACTAAAATCCAAAATCAACCTCATTTTCTTAAATTTAACCCCAACATAAGGGGGTACTCAAAAACCATAGGCAATATTCATATAATCAACTTACTATGCCAATAAAAACAGCGACAAATCCATTACACAAGGACAGTACAACTACTGTCTTATTTTTATGCATAAAATAAAATTAAAACAGAGAATAATTAAATATCATCACACATCAAGAAAGGAACATCAAAAATGAAAATCATCAGATACTCTTCAACGGCTTTTACACCCCAAAAGCAAATACATCATATCCGTATATTCGAAACATGGCAAAATCTGAATCCAAAAGACTATCCTGAAATGGAATATATTATGCAACAATTGAAACAACAACACATTCTTTTCTATAACCAGCATAAAGAAGATTTGCAAGAAGGATTATGGTTCTTTATAGATGGATATAAAGATAATCAATCTCTCAACCATCTCAAACACAAAGTCCCATGTTATGAAGCAGAAATACCAGACAATATAATGGTATATGATTGTAATCTTGAGAAAGTAATCCCATTAACAGATCCATTAGTCTACTGGGCAGGATGTTATATACCTAAAAGATTATGTAATCAAATAACTAATATTAAAAGGAGGAAATTTTAAAGTAGATGAGACAACAAGAAACAATGCATGAAATTCCAAAATATCATAAATCTACCGGCAGTGATATTTCTAAAAGTAAAGCTAAATCAAAACACAAACATCAATATGAAGAATGTTTAACTCAATATAAATTTGATTTTAATGGCAAAACCAGTATACACACAATATTAAGCAGCTATTGTACTATCTGTGGAAAAATAGGTGATACATTAAAAAATGGTGAATGCAACAAAGAATTAAATATCATCAGAGAGCAAAGACAAAAAAGTAAATTATATTATGTACATATACCAGATGAAGAAGTATATGAAAGATTTCATAATAGATTACCAGTATTCTTTGTAAAAGATATTTGTAATAAATATGTAGATTTAAAACAAAACGATACTTCAGAAAGAGAATAATACTATAGACAACTAAATCAACCAAAAATTTAAAGAGTTTGTATGTAGCGTAAGCGAAATACAAACGAAATATTCTTCTCTTGATAATATGAGTCTATATAGATATTGACCTACACAAATCCACACCTGACATGTACCCAAATGAAGAAAATTTTTACTTTTGGGTACGCTATACATGTACCCAAATGAATTTTTGACAATTTCATAAATGTAAAAGTTGACGACTTTTGAAAGCCAAGATGGAGAATATTATTTTAGAATAGAAAGAAGGTGAAAAACAATAATTTGAATTATGTAAAAATCCCACGAGAAATCATTTATGATAAAGATCTCTCGTCTAAACGTGTGATAATCTTCTCATATCTTTGTGCAAGGCGTTCACTTGATGACACAGTGGCATTTTCTACAACTGAACTTTGCCACTGGTCTAAACTGAAACCCAATTACAGGAATGGAAAGATAAATCAAAAATATTATGAAGTTCTATTACTTCTCTCTCACTATGGATATTTTGAATCGTGTCCCGATTTCGAGAAGTGTCTAAAAGAAAATACCAATTCGGTGAAATATCAGCAAGTGCAGCTAAATATTGAGAAATTTGATGTACCTGATAGTTTTGGAATCATCTATTTTGATGAATTGGACAAGATATTGAATTTCAAGGAAGAGTTGAAGGGTAAGGATATAGATCTTGCAAGAATGTCATCTGCTTATATCCTGCTTCTACTCTCTTATATTCGTGTCAATCTGAACCGTATAGAGGATAAACCACTATGCTGTTATCGGTATTTCAAAACCATTTCAGAGGATATTGGACTTTCTGAAAGATATATAGGGCGCATAGTTGACATTTTAGAAAAACTTGAAATTGTGAAATGTCAGCCTATGAAGAGAGAATCTTATATTAAAGATGGTGAGAAAAGATTCCTTACTACCCCAAAGATATTTGTCGATTATAGACATTTTATTCATGATGAACACGGTCAAAGGATTGATGATAAATACAATCCATGTGAGGAAATCAGAAAACAGATAGAGATTTTGGAGAATAATAAAGTATAAGAAACTATTAACGCAGCACTCAAAAAAGGAGTTGATTGCAATGAACAAATTATTTTTAAACAGTAAAGGAGAACTATTAAATGAACAAAACAGTAACTATCGAGTCAAGAAACCATAAATATGCAAATCAGGATGCAGGTATTATCTGCCAGTCTGATTTTGATACAGAATATGAAAGAAGTCATGATGTGGTTAATAGAATTATAGCATCTTGGAAAATTGATGAACAATATAGAAACGAAAGTGTGAATGAATAATATGTATTGTGATTTATGTGGAAGAATTAACGGTCATCTACCTGGCTGTCCAAATGATAAGGAAACAGAAACTACATATCATTGTTCTATATGTGACAATGGAATTTATGAAGGTGAAGAATATATTCAAAATAATTTTGGTGAGTATGCACACTATGATTGTATAACCGGCATTAGACATTTATTGGAATGGTTGGGAACTGAAGTTAAAGAAATGGAGAAATAGAAATTTCATTTGGAGAATATATAAGTGAAACATATTAATTAATTTTATGAAGGAGGAATGAATTATAGGACATTTAAGAAAATCTCAAGAATGGTTTGAGAAAAAAGTACAAGATTATCATCATGGATTAGTTGATATAATTGGAGAATATATTGGTTCAGAAAACCCTATTGACCTTGTTTATCACTGTCCTATTCATGGTGATACATATACAACAATTAATGCTAAAAATATTTGCAAACCATATTTTTTACCATGTAAGAAATGCCAATCTATAAGGAAATCACAGTCTGCAAAGAAAGCTGATAAGAAAAATAAACAGTTTTATTACGACAGATTAGTTAAATACTGTAAAGAACGTGGTGGAAATGTTTTAGAAACAGAATGGACAAGGGCAAAAGATATATATCATTTTAAATGTGAAAATCCAGACCATCCGATTTTTACTACTACTGCTGATGCATTATATAGTGGTGAACATTGGTGTCCATATTGTTCAGGTCGTGCAGGTGATTTTCAAAATGAATTAGCTAAGTTATGTGAAGAAAAAGATGGAAAATTACTTAGTGAATATAAAAGCGCAGGTGAATATGTGACTGTACGATGCAACAAACACAATTATATATGGGATATACTGCCAAATAATATAAAGAAAGGTAGATGGTGTCCTATATGTAATATGGGATTTAATGAAAAGGTTGTATATGATTATTTAATAAATACACATTGTAATTTTGAAATTCAATACTCATTTGATGATTTAATGGGTGATAATAATGAAAAATTACGTTTCGATTTTGCAATTCTAAATTCTGATAATTCTTTAGTTTATCTTATCGAAGTAGATGATGAGGAACATAAAGATCATCATTTTGGTAATTCACCAAGACAAATTCAAAGACAAAAAGCAATACAACGAGATATTCAGAAAAATGAATATTGTAAGAAACATAATATTCCACTTTATCGTATGGAAGTTCCTTTCAGATGTTTTAAAAAGTGGAGCTATGAAGATTATTACAGATATATCAACACAGAGTTAAAAAGATTTGTTGAAATGGCAAACAAACAGGGGGTATAAATGTTAAATACACAGATTAATATGTATTCTGTAGATACAGGTCATTTTTATAGCAATCATGAAAAATACTTACATAAAATGAACTGTAAATACAGACGTGAAAGAAATTATGTAAATAATATGCTTCCAAAATTAGAAGAAGAACTCGTGACGCAAGGTTACAACAAAGATGATTTTTCTAATTGGAAACGTTGTACCGTTGAAGACTACTATGAACAAGAAAATGATTCCGTAAAAGAATATATGAAGTGGTGTCTGATTATAAAACACAAAAGAGAGAAAGCAAATTTATCAAAACAAAAACTTCTGAATCTTTTATCAAACAAGACAATTCAAAAAGAGAATCTATCGAATAAAATCGAGTATTGCAAATCGCATAATATTCCATATAATAAAAAAATCGAATTAAGAGAGTTAGGAAAAGACGAACTAAATGATAATAATATCATTTCAGTATTTGAATCTTCCCTTACACGTATTATCGGCATTAAAAAAGACGAACTAACAGACGCTCTTATTGTAGTTCAAATTTATTATTTTGATGTATTTAAAGATTTATCTTTTTATGGATTTATGTATAATGGCGAAAAATACAGATACTTTACATCTTCTGCTGGTCAAATTCGTAAGAAAAAAGCTGTTTTTATTAAAGAATCAGTATGGAATGAAGTTGAAAAGACAGTCATGTGTGGTCTTACTATTGATAAAATAAACTCAAAGGGTGGAAACAATGTTAATAAACATCTTGCGTATATGGCATTGGCGAATTCAGCTACTGACCAGTGGAATGATTTTGATATAGACAGATGTATTGTTGTAGATGATTTTGAGACGAATGTGCCAGGAGAATTTGATTTTATTGATGAGACTGATTATTCGATTGAGAGAAAAACCGGTACTGTTCCGATTACTCATACTGATGGAGCTGGTATGATATTACCAAGCGTAATGACGAAAAATACAATGTTTCGTGCCCCATGGGTAAAAGGTTTATTGGGAGTATTTGATTTTAAAAAGTTTATTGAAGTAAATAATTGCTCTCCTATTATCACAGATATTTATGGGCAAGACCATGATGTAATTGCTGAAGATATTAGAATAATTTTCACAAAAAGTCAATTTAAGATGTATAAGTTTTACGATTCATGGGATGAGTATAAGACATATTTTAAGCAATATAATTGTCAAGCTGGCAGATGTAACACTGAGGAAGATAGAATTAAAAATGCAAAAATCAATTATCAGATGTTACAAACTCTCACAAATGTAACAGACGAAGAAATTGATTTACTTACAAAAAAGTCTGTGGAGCGAATCACAAATATCTGTAACTCTGTTGATACCATGAAAGATATTCTTGGAATTACACCTTATAATACAAACATGACAGCTTTTCAAAAAGCAGTAAAGATTTACCCTGCTCTACTCAACGATACATATGCAAAAGACGTGATCCGTGAAGTAAAGAATAGCCTTTTAAAAAAATATAGAAGTGGAAAACTTGAAGTAAATGGAAAATATACTTTCTTACTTCCAGATTATTATGCAGCTTGTGAGTATTGGTTTGGACACATTGACACACCTAAAGGATTATTGGCAGACAAAGAGGTATTTTGTTGGTTATTTAAACAATATGATAAACTTGACTGCCTAAGAAGTCCTCACCTCTACAAAGAACATGCTATTCGTTTTAATGTGGCGAATAAAGTATATGAAGAACGAGTTGATAAAATCAGAGAGTGGTTTACAACAAATGCGGTATATACAAGTACATATGACCTGATTAGTAAAATTCTTCAGTTTGATGTTGATGGAGATAAATCATTGGTAGTTGCTGATCCTGATTTTGTAAGAATCGCAGAACGTAATATGAATGGTGTTGTACCACTCTATTATAATATGCGTAAAGCTGAACCAAGAATTTTGAATAATCAGAGTATTTATGAAGGATTAAATGCGGCATTTACAGGTGGAAACATCGGTATTTATAGCAACAATATTTCAAAAATCTGGAATAATGACGTATTTATCAATGGAACAGATAAGGAAAAAGAACATGCAACTAATTGTGTCAAGCGTTTATGTTGCCAGAATAATTTTGTTATTGATTATGCTAAGACATTATATAAGCCTGAGTTTCCAGAAACAATTGGTGAAGAAATTAAAGAGTTTACCAATCAGAAACTTCCTGCATTCTTTGAATATGCAAAAGACAAGGAAAAATCACAAGTTAATGCTAGAAATGATAGTTTTGTAAATAAACTCTACTCTCGTATTCCTAATAAATCAATTAATACAAGAGGTATGAAACTTGGAGAATTAAAATATAAGGATATGATGAAAAATCCTGATATTGTATGTCCTAAAGAAGTATCTGATTTGTATGACGAATTGAATAAGAAGTATCGTTATATGGTAAATATGAAAGATGAATATATAGATAATCTTCATTATGTAGCTTGCTCTATTAGAAATCAATTTGCTGAACTTGGATATTCGGAAGAAATGATTGCTGATATGCTTGTACAGTATTTATATAAGAATAAAAAACGTGCAAAACAATTATTTTGGTTCTGTTATGGAGAATATGTAGTAGAGAATTTGAAGAATAATATTAAATATAAAGAACCAAAAGTCATTCAATGTATTGATTGCGGTGAGTGGTTTGAAGTTGATAAGGATAGCAAACTTATTCGTTGCCCAATTTGTCAAAAGATCGAAAGACGTAGAATTGAACGTGAAAAAAAGAGAAAACAGAGAATGTCCCACCAGTTGACATAGTTAATTTTCGACCACAACCAATGGATTATTATATTTTATCAAAAAATCCATAGTCCATTGAATATGGTCGAAAAATACCCATCAAATGTTTCTTTTAGGGAAGAAAGGTAAAATATGCTTAAACAAGAAATTTGGAAATCAATATTAAATTATGAAGGCTTGTATGAAGTATCTAATAAGGGACAAATTAAATCTGTTGGTAGATATATAAAAAGCAATCATCATAATAATATAAGATTCCAAGAAGAAAAGATACGAAAATTAACAGTTAATAATAAAGGATATGTAACTGTTAGATTGTGTAAAAATGGAAAATATAAGACATTTCTAGTACATAGATTAGTTGCAGAAACCTTTATTCCAAATCCATATGGATATAATGAAGTCAATCATAAAGATGAGGATAAAACACATAATTCGGTAAAAAATTTAGAATGGTGTTCTCACGATTATAATATTCAATATAGTCTTGTTTCTAAAAGGAAACGAAGACGTAAAGATAAAATTGAATTAGAACAGATGATTAACGAAGTTAAACAAAAGAGATTATCACATCGACAATAGTTTATATACTAAAATATTAATTTTAATGATGTGTTTAATTATAAAACGAATTCGTGCAGTTGGGAGGAATGATTATTTTTGACAATTACACAGGAAAAGATTATTAAAGAAATCGCAGAGAAGGAAGATATAAATGTAGCGACAGTCCGTAAAGTGTTCAAAAGGGCAGAGAAATGTATATTCGCCTACCTATCTTCTACTACTCCCACTGATAATACAGTGGTAAAAATTTTAGATGGATTAAGTTTGGAATGTAAATATATTCCAGAAAAAGAAATTCATACATATGATAATATCCAATGTGAGGCAAAAATTTGGACGAAACCAAAAATAACTCGTTATTACAATAGAAAGCTAAATGGATATTTTAATTAAAACAATGAAATCAGCTTTTCTTAGCTGTTAAAACAGAGAAGATATAATTGTTGAGAGACATTATAATATTTCGTCTAACATATGGCTATAAGTTAGTTGCTGTGATGCTATGTGAAAAACTTGTGCATGTGTGATAAAACCAGTTAAGTTCAGCAAGCGAGACTGTACCATGCATTTCTGTGGAAGATATATAGGAATCAAACCTATGGGGAACGATTCGAGGCGTTTTCAAACAGAACAATTCTAAAGTTCATTTCTAAGATTGGTACATATTCATATTGTACTCCTCTTCTTATAGATCGGTGACTGTGCTACAATTCTTGCAGCATGGTTGCCGATTATTCTCTAAAATATATAGCTGGCAGCAGACTGGATGTTTGAGGGAGTCTCATAAACTCTCGAAGCTTGGTTCGATTCCAAGGCGTAGCAACTCGGTTGGCTTGACAACCATTAAGATAGCATATCGTGAGGTATGTAAAGATAGTCTTACACGCTATCGCTGTAGAAATACAGTCAATTCAAGCAAAACTGACATATCGGAGTCTCAAAAGGACTCGTTTCGTATCGGTAACGAAGTAAATCCTATACGGAAATAGTATCGTGAAATAAGGGATGATAAGCACATTCAGGGGCAACCGCTGAGAATGTTGTTTTTGACCGCAAATCAAATAATCCATGCAAACTTATGAAGATATGACGATGAATCAGGAGGATATATAGTCTGAGTGCTTATTACACGATGGCGGTATCCATTTATATGAGTGAACTGGCAACAGCCTAATTAGCTTATGTGAATGTTTAGTAGGGATGATAACCGAAAGATATGATGGTGTGGAGTATTCTTATTCTCAAAAGGAATTGGAGCTTCTGGTGTTGCACATCATCTGTATGAATAACTTTCTATGTATGTGATTTAATAACAATTGATAGCAAATCAAAAATTATTGGATGAATAATTCTTATCAAATTATATAAAAATATTACAGCGAAAGTCAACATCTATGCGTATTGAAAGCGGTTTAATAGTGTAATCTTTGGATAATACACTCACTGAGAAGTCTCGCAAGGCTTTAAAGTGTTTGGTCGAATCTGCACAGTTCTCTTAGCGGAGATTTACGGCAAGGCATTGTCGATGGAATGAGGACATCAGAGTAGATACGTAGAAATAGAGATCAGCCACTCTATAAACAAGGCAATCGTGGAAAATACTATATGTGTGCATTAGCAGCATGTGGTGGATAACGAGAGAATACATAATGCTCGTAAAGATTTCTGAATGTGCGTATAATCTCAGCGCATGTAGAATGTAAGGATCTCATACTTCGGTATGGGATTTTTATTTTGAGTGTGTAGCTCAGCTGGATAGAGCAACGGTCTTCTAAGCCGTGGGTCTGGGGTTCGAATCCCTCCACGCTCACTCTCTTCTGCTATTCAGCAGAAAATAAATCAAGAAAGAAGTGAAAATTATTAAGTGCATTTCAAAAAATGAAATTGAAAAATTATTATCTGAAGGTGTAATCAGAAACACTAAACGAGGATATGTAGACCGTAGAGGTGAACATATAGGTTATTACAAAACCTGTGGTGGAAAACGTTACATCGAAGATAAATATGTCAAGTAGGTTCTGCCTATGAAAAATCGAATTGAATATAAGGGTTTCTATATAGACAAAACTGAAAACGGCTATCGTATCTGTAGACAAGAAGATACAGAAAAGCATACCCATCTCTCGAATCTTAATCCGTCATACAAGCTTATTGACAATGTGTTATCTAATAAAATTCCAACTCGTTGTGGATGTTATTATTTGGAGTCACATGCTAAATTAAGTTATGACGAAAATTATATTAGAAAGATTCGTGAGTATATTGAAGTAAAACAAAATAAAAGTAAACAAGTATATTACAATCCTGGCAGAAAACGTTCTGGTGGGAATTTTTAATTTTATGGAGGATTTAAAGGATTATGGTAGATAGTAAAATTAAGAAAGCAACTGTTAGTGCGGCTAAAAAGAATATTATAGCAAGTGGCGTAAGAATTGAAAACGGAGTTTTCGTTGATGATGAAGGTTCTATTGTAGATCGTATTGCAGAGAAGTTACCAGAAGGTACAACTATTTTTGATATTAAAATAAGTATTGAGATTTCAGATGAAGAGTCTGAGTCTGCCGAATAGAGAGTAGGTGGACACTATATTTAATATTGAGAAATTCAAAGAAGAATTATCTAAATATGGGCTTAATACTGAATCTTATGAAGCAATTTTAAAAGACATTGACTCAAAAATTGACGGAGAAAATGATTATGATTGGTCTGAATTAAAAGATAAATATAATGTTCAGTGCAATTCAGATACTATTCGCAAGTCATCTTCTACTATTTTTGGTGGAAAGCTAAGAAGTGAGTATGAAAAATATAAGAATGAATCAAATAATGAGGTTTCATCACGGGATGAATTGGATGTAAAAATACAGAATATGCGTAAGGAAAAGATTAAACTTTCTGATGCAAGAGTTGAATACAATCGACTTATTAGACAGGAAGCTCGTAAAGAGTCTTATGCCGATATGGTGAAGCGTATTATTTGTGAGAATGTTGAGCCAATAAATATTCCAGTACATTATATTCTGTTTAATAGTTCGACTGATTTACTGTGTCATCTCACCGATATCCATTGCGGAATTGAGATACATAATTGGAAGAATGATTTTGATGAAGATATTTTAAAGAAACGAATTGAAAAATTCACCTCTGATATTCTTGATATTCGAGGTATGCATGAGTCAGAAAATTGTTATTTAGTTATTGGTGAAATTCTTAGTGGAATTATTCACAATAACCTTCGATTACAGAATAATATGGATCTTATGGAACAGTTTAAATATATTTCAGAGTTAATTTCTGCTATGCTAGTTAGAATGACAAATCACTTTAATCATATCTATGTATATACAACGCCTGGTAATCATTCTAGGATTTCCCCTAAGAAGGAAGATGCTTTAGACGGCGAAAATATGGACGTATTGCTACCCTTCTATTTAAAGGCAAGAATGCAGAATATAAAAAATATTACTATTTGTGATAATACTATTGAGCCTGAAATTGCAATGTTTAATATTCGTGGCAATAATGTATTTGCTGCTCATGGACATAAAGATTCACCAAGTAATGTTGTACAGAATTTCACAATGATGTTTGGGATTAAACCAGACATTGTGCTTCTAGGACACAGACACACAAACTCTATGGAGACTGTGTATGATACAAAGGTAATCCAGTCAGGTTGCGTTTCTGGATCAGATGCATACGCTATGTCAATTCGTAAGACAAATAAGCCAGAGCAGACAGTATCAGTTATAGGTGATAATGGACTGATTTGCTTATATGATATCCAGTTAGACTAATAAAATACTAATTTTAGAGGGAGTGTACCTTATATGGACGCTACCCTCTTTTTATATTACAAAATAAAAATAATTGAGAAAAAGGAAGGATTTTATAAAATGAATAAAACAGAATTAATCGCAAAAACACAGGAAAATATTGATATTGAAGTATCTAAGAAAGATTTAACTACTATTGTTGATGGTGTTATCAAAACAATTCAGGATGCAGTAGTTAGTGGAGATCGAGTACAGTTAGTAGGATTTGGCACATTTGAAACTACAACAAGAGCTGCACGAGAAGGAAGAAATCCTGCTACTGGTGAATCAATTTCTATCCCAGCTTCTAAAGCACCAAAATTTAAGGCTGGTAAGGCTTTTAAGGATGCTGTAAAGAACGCTTAATTTGAAAGTTGGTGAAAATATATTGAAAACATTTGGTTTTACAGATACAAATGATTTTGCCGAGTATTTAGCAGACACGGTTGATAAACTTCGTGTAGAGGAAAATATCGGAGTTGGTCTTTGTGTAGTTGCAAAATATAACGTAATGAAGGATATTGTAAATTCGATTATTAAAAACACAAACTTCGAGTTAGAGTCTTGTGAAGAATTTGGAGATCCTATTTTAACAGAATATTTCGGTGAATATGTTCTTTGTTTAGATATGGATGATTTGTTGGTAAGCATCTTGAAGTCAGATTGTGTTCCATTTGATGAGACTGATATTGTATTTGTTCATGGTGATGTAGATTCTACATTTGTCAAGGAAAATGAGAATTCGGGTTGTATTATGCATGAGTTCAATATTGGTGAAGATGCAGAAGACACAAGTGATGAATATGATTGCGACGAAAGATGTGATAATTGTCATTCACATGATGAAATTTCTCTTGATATTTTCGAAGATTTAGATGAAGAAATTGAGAAGTTATTAAATGCTTTTGGACTTTTTACTTGTAACTCATTTTATGTTACAAATAAAAATAAGTGTGTAAGTGTTTAATAGACAAATTTGTTGGTTTTATAAATATTTGTAAGAGTGTGTGGTGTATGCTGCACACTCTTTTTTATATCCTCTCATAGACCACTAAAGATGTGGGGCAGACTGTAAATCTGTCGTCTTCGGATCGGCTTGGAGCATTACCAAGTGGGAGGACTTTTGATGTTTCTGTGAATAGAAACAGAGAATAAATATATGTGCTCATGATTGGTGTCATAGCTGATTGTGGGATTTATGGAATGGGACAAATCGGAGTTGCAAACCGATTTGAGTGAGGTATACCTACGCCTCCATCCTATTCCTTTTTTTATTGCAGAAAAGTAGGTAGGAAGTAGGTAAATTATGATAAAGGATAATCATGGGTATAATCAATATACCAAAGAAGAAATTATTGAATTGGCACAAAATTGGTTTAATGAGCATGGTAGACTTGTGCAACGAGATTTAAAACACTCTAATGGTCTTCCATCTTCTTGTCAAGTGACGAAACATTTTGGAACATTACAGAATTTATTAAAAGAAGCTGGTATTCAATCAACTACTAATCCAAACTTATTCAATAGAGAACAGCTATCGGATGAAGAAATGTTGGAAAATTATAAGAAATTCGTTGAAGAGCACTTGAAAACACATATGTTTTTACCAACAAATGATGATTTAGATAAATGCCAATCAATTCAGTGTACCTCTGTATATATTAGCAGATTTGGTTCATTTAACAATGTGAATAAACTTATTGGATATGAAAGATATAACAATAAAGTTTTAGAAGAAGATATGATTTTCAAATATAAAAGAGCTTGTAAAGAATATGGGAAGGTATTGTCTAGCAGAGAAATAACAAAAATTTCTCAATCAACAAATGATTATATTTATTCCATGGAGTCATACACAAATCATTTTGGTACATTACATAATTTACAAGAATTATGTGGTTTTGATAAAACTGTCCCTGGCAAAGGTGCTACTAGAGAAGAGCTTATTGAAAAATTACAGTGGTTAGGTGATGCACTAGGTCGTAGACCAGTTGAGTCTGATTTAAAACTATACAAAAGAATGCCATCAGGTAATGCATATTTTAAAGAGTTTGGAAGTTTTAGAAAAGCACTTAATGAAGCAGGGTTTAAAAAACAAAAAATATATGAAACAAAAAATGGTACAAAATGTCGTTCTACATATGAGTTAAAATTAGCTCAAGTCTTAGAATCTTATAATATATCATTTGAAAACGAAGTCCTTTACAAAGATGTCATCCCCAATTTTAAGCGAAAATATAGATTTGATTTTGTCGTAGAGTTAAACAATCGTAAATATTATATTGAATTATTTGGTATTGAAGGTAATGAATTATATGAAAAGCGAAAGCAGGAAAAGATTCAAATTTGCGAAGAAAACAATATTCCATTAATTCAATTGTATCAAAGTGATATATATTCAAAAACTAATCAAGAAATTTATGAAACATTATTTAATTATATAGAAGATTTGAAAGAAGTGGCGTAACTACTATTGTTATCTCACTTCTTTTTTGTTTGAAAGGAAGTGAGATTTAATGGGTAGAAAAATACAACATAACAATATTGTTACTGATGAGTTATTGGCTCAGTGTAATAAAGAAAATATAGAATTAGGAAATGATTTTTTGGATTATCTTCGTTCCATCGATAGATCACCAACAACAATAAATGCGTACAGACGTGATCTTTTCGTTTTTTGGGTATATTTACTTCAGCATTGCGACAATAAATTCTTTGTAGATTTATCTAAAAGAGATATTGCACGTTATCAGAGTTTTTGTCTCACTGAATACAAGTGGTCGCCAGCTAGAATGCGTAGGGTAAAATCTACTCTCTCATCGCTTTCAAATTATATTTCAAATATATTAGACGATGAATATCAAGGATATAAACCTATAGTGAGAAAAATTGAAAATCCCGTAAACGAAAAAGTATTTACAAAAACTATTATGTCAGAAGATCAGCTTCAAATGTTGTTGGATTATTGTGTTGAAAAGAAAAGATATGATAAAGCATGTCTGCTATCTTTGGCTATGAATAGTGGCAGACGAAAAAGTGAATTACCTAGATTTAAAGTATCATATTTTGATGACGAGAATATAATTTTAGGTTCTTTATATAAAACACCAGAAAAAGTGAAAACAAAGGGCAGAGGAAGCTTGGGTAAGAGGCTTACATTATATGTACTAGCAAAGCCATTTAAACCATATTTAGATTTATGGATGAACTATAGAAAAGAACATGGAATTGAATCAGAATGGTTATTCCCTAAGAAAGTAAATGGAGAATACATAGATGAGCCAATGGAATCTGGGACTCTTGATAGTTGGGCAGATACATTTAGTAAAGTTTTAGGAGAAAGCTTCTATTTTCACTGCTTAAGACATTGGTTTGTGACTCGTTTATCTGAATCCAATATTCCAGATAATGTAATTCAAGATATTATCGGATGGGACTCGGCTGAAATGTGTAGAGTATATTGTGATACAGAAGCTGATGCAAAATTTGCAAAATATTTTGGCGAAGAAGGTATTAAACAAGTAGAACAAAAATCACTTTCAGATTTATAATCCTTTCGAAACTACTCAGATGTATGTAATTCGTGAAGACACTGAGGATGCCGATGAAGCTTTTGTCTAGCACTTCGTCTAATTCAGAGAATAATAAAATATATAAAGATTGGGTTGCGCCTTTACAGGCATATTGGATGGTGGCATTCAACATGCGTAAACCTATGTCAACGTAAACCGACATTAATTTCCTAATCTTTTTTACTTTTAAATGGAGAATAATTATAAGCCGAATGCTCTGAGTTACGCACTCATCAAGGTTCTGTGAAAATCAGACGGACTAACAGACCGATAGAACTGTATTATCCCAATAAAGCCCTTATAAACAGGCACGAAAGGTATATATAAAAAGGTGGCTACAATGTAGAGAATAAATAAAAACCCCTTAAATGGGCAACCAAACAGATAATATATAAGTGATCAACAGCCACTCGTAAAGCTGTATATGAAAGTACGAGATAAAAATATTGAGTTAGTTGCTACTCTAAAAACACCTTCGCTACTGCTCATTGGCGTTGCAAACTCGGAAGCGAATCAGAGTATAAAAGAAAGCTATGCGTTCACTGCTAAAATATAAGTGTGATAATACACATCTTGGCATTTGTTATTCATGTAGCATTGTAAGTCCTACTTCTTTCCTACCGACATCTAGGATTATCTGTGACTCTCAGCATTAGAAATGAGAAGATGTTCGTTCCTCTCTGCGTTAATGAGAACCATTATTATGAGTAAAACTATCCACGGAGTTTTGCAAGAAATGGCAAATTGTCTTTTCTGATTTTTATAAATGGATTAATTAGTGAATAACTGGATGTGTACAGTCCAATATCAGCTAGTTAGTGCTTTATGCTGAACATTGGGGTATCGTCAAGCGGTAAGACATAGCACTTTGACTGCTAAATTCGTAGGTTCGAATCCTACTACCCCAGTTAGATTAAAAGGAAAACGAAAAAATAAAAGAAAGAGGAGTATGTATAATGGCAAGTAGATTATCTATTGAAAATGAAAGATTAAAAGTCGGTCAGGTAAAACGAGTAACATCGAATAATGGAAATAAAATTGATTCTATTACTCTTCTACTCAATGAATCTGTGGAAGTTTTATTTGCACCAAATGGAAACACATTGGAATTTACGGTATCAAATCCAAATATTGATATGAGCAATTTGGACTGTACTATTGATAAAGATACTTTAAGGGATTTAGTAATCAGTTTCAAAGACGCATATAACCAAATAATTGCAAACGAAAGTGAGGGTACAAATTCATGAAATTAGATCAGAAATTTAATGTAGAAAATGATATTGCAAGTGTAGATATTACGGTTACAAGTCTTGGCACTGCTGATTTGACAAGTGAGCAGGAAAAAGAATTACTTGCAAATTACAATAAGTATATCGAGTATAGCAAAATACAGTTCAAGGGAAATATCAAGCTTAATAATGGTGTTCCAGAAGTAACAACAGATCCAAAAGACGATTCTACTATTGTTGAATTGGAGATTACGGATATAACAAATGAGAGAAAACTTATCAATGAAGATTTGACATTTCATTTTGAAAGAGATGTAACAAAATATCCTGATACAGTATTAAATACTGTTCTTGATAAGAAGGAACTGTATGCACAGGCTCAGTGTGTATTATTTGCTACGAAAGTTAAGGAAGCTGTTACTGAGAAGTTGGCTGAAATTCGTGCATTGAATAATACTTTTGAAGGGACTACAGAATATACTCTGTAAAATAATGGGTGGCACTCTTCCACCCTAAATATGCTCGGTTAGTCAAGTGGTCAAAGACCTCCGACTTTCTATCGGATAACATGGGTTCGAATCCCATACCGAGTATTATGCGGTAAACCTGATGTAAAAACCTATTTTTTGGATGCATACGAAACTTAGGTGTGTAAGCTCAACACTTACTACCGCCCTATGCCCTTTGCGGTCTTCGGACTGGTACTGTTGTAACAATAGGATACGTCCTATGCAGTTTAGATGAAAGCTCGCCATTCGAGGATGGAATGAGAAAGGCGTTATCATTTTGGAATTTTTTCAAATATTAATTCTCTTAGTTTGAGTTGATATTTATCATAATGTGAATTCCAATTAAAATCTTTTGTATTATCTAAGATATCTTGTTTGAGATTTTCGAGTTGCTGTTTATCTGTTTTATGCTTCATTATTGGTGGTAACTCATTTATTTCATTCTCATAAAATAGTATAGTTGCAATAATGCAATGTTTATTTGGAAATAATGCGACTAATTCTTGTTTTGTGCCCAATACAATTTCTGCGATAGCCGCTACTCTATTGATAGTCATAGCTTTACGGAAAAGTTCATATGTTATTTCTGATTCCATTTCGGGAATTAGATAATATGTCCTATCTATGAGCAGATCCGAGATTTCTTTAGGTTTACAGAAATATTCTATAGAGAGAATTCTGTCTTTGTCCGATGTAATTGAATCTATATCGGATTGTTCTAAGACAATATATTTATCTTCTGCATATTTATATCCTTTTACTATATCTGAATTTGTTATTTCCTTGTTACAAGACGGACAGAATTTGATGTAACGTACTCTTTCTTTAGAGTCTTTGCAGAGTTGATTAAGCTCTATGGAATTGTTGTGTGATATTTTTAACATTTTTACTGGAATATATAAATCTTGAAATTGGATTACTGTTTTGTATGATGTGTTCATTGGCGTTCTCCTTAGATGTTTTGATTAGTGTGTGGAGAAATTTTAAAAATATTATCTGGATATAATTCAGTTTGGTAGAATGCATGATTTGGGATCATGATTCCGCAGGTTCAAGTCCTGTTATCCAGATTCAAGAAAGAGTCATTTCATGTGTTGAGATGGCTCTTTTGTTATATACACCTTTAGCTTAATTGGTAGAGCAACGATCTCCAAAATCGTCAGGTCTATGTTCAAATCGTAGAAGGTGTGCTAAGTGAAGTGAATTGCACTTTCAAAGTATTTTATAAAAAAAGAGAGGTACAAGCCTCTCTTTAAAAACTGAATAGTATCTATTTGCGCTCCCTTTACACCCAGTAAATGCAGTCCCAATGTGGCCGGTCGTGTTCGAATTAAACCACATGCTCCACCGCTTACACCTTGACACAAAAATTGTGCCAAGGCTTGCTTACCATACTACTTGTTTGAAAAAGTAGAGAATAATTATAAAGAAAAATATTTTTACAATTCCTCTAACCATTTCATCAAAGAATCCATTCTTTTGTAAAAATTTATAAATGGAATGTTTCTTTGTTTTTAAGTATGAAGCAATTCTTTTTACTGGGTGTTCCATAGAAGCCTCCATTCTTAAATACTATTCAGTTGTCAAGTTTCAATTTATGGGTTAAGTATACACTTTTCTCTACCAAAAATCAAGACAGAAAAGAGAATAAATATATAGCTAACTATGAGAGGATTGTTACTGTTTCGATTGCAGATAGTTGGAATTATGGAGTGAGAAGCTGAAGAAGTCATGAGCTTCAGTATAGTAGATACTCGCACTATTCTCTCACTCTATTTTAATTGGTTTTGCGAGTGGAAAGCGAGAAATGAATATATATGGGTAATTATAAAAGAAATGAAGAAAACAAAAAAGATAGTGATCAATGTGGAATTTATTCTATAACAAATAAATTGAATGGTAAAAGATATATAGGTCAAACCTACAATTTTAAATATAGATGGATGAGACATAGAAGTTATCTAAAGCACAATACTGAACACAATGCACATTTACAAAATGCATGGAATAAATATGGTGCAGAAAACTTTGAATTTGAAATTATTGAAAGATGTAAATTTGAACAGCTAGATGAACGAGAAATTTATTGGATAAACTATTATGATTCCAAAAATGCGGGATATAACTTTGCAGATGGTGGACTCGGATGTAAAGGTTATAAACACACTGATGAAGAAATTGCAAAAATGAGAATGATTCAAAATCCTGAACCAATTGTAATGCTTGATCTAAATGGTGAGTATATAAGAACTTTCGTCAGTGCAGGTGAAGCAGGTGATTTTTTAGGCAAAAAATCAACAAGTGGAATTAAAAGATGTTGTGAAAAGGATAAATATAAAAAGGCTTATGGATATATTTGGATCTATGAAAAAGATTATAAATCAGGAAACATAGATTGGAATTATTATTTATCTAAAAATAAAAATCTTCCTAAGCCAGTATTGCAATATGATTTGAACATGAATTTTATTCGTGAATATGAGTCTGCTAATGAAACAAGTAAGTTTGGGTTTGGAAGTTCTACCGTTGCTTCTGCGTGTAATGGACATTATGATACATATAAAGGATATATTTGGCTATGGAAAAATAGCCCTGAAATATATTATCAAAATAAACAAAAGAGAAAAGATAAGGTTCTAAAAGATAAAAAGGCAAAAGAACGTATTATTTTACAATATTCAAAGCAATTAGATTTTTTAAGGGAATGGACATATGATGAAATCCTAGAACACAATCTAAACTTATGTGCAATTCAAAATAATTGTTGTGGACAAACTAAATCATCGCAAGGATATATATGGAAATACAAAGAGAAAGTAGCATAAAATTGTTACTTTCTTTTTTATTGGATTAAAAAGGAAAGGAAGTGAAACAATGGCTAAAGTTTTAGAGCCAATTTCAGATGCTGAATTGAAGAAAATTACAGTTGTGAATTTGCGTAATGAATACAAAAAGCTTGCAAATTTCTATCAGCGTATTATGAACAATGAGCTAATATATTGTAGCCATTGTGGACAATGGAAAAGTGTAGCAACATTCTACTCTTCTAAAACAAGTCCTGATGGTATTGAACATTATGCTTGCAAGGAATGTATATTAAACGAATGTACTGACCATGACAAAAAAAATAATATACGAACTGATAATCGTGAGAAAACCATAGAAACATTTAGAAGACTTAATTGGTATTTTGATGAAAATGTTTATAATGAGCAGTTACAAAAACTCTCTGAACAAACAGGAGAAAAAATAAGAAGCACTGCTGTTCAACAGTGGATCGTAATTTGTAGAAGCCTAAATGATTATAGTCAAAAAACGTATAAAGATTCAATATTCTCGATAGACGATGAAGATTCAATGCCTGAAACAAATACGAAAATTGTTCAAAAAACTCTCAAGTCTGCTAAGAAACGTTTTGGAAATAACTATAATAATGAAGAACTTATGTATCTTGAGACGGAATACCAAGACTGGACGACACGTTATCCCTGTGAAAATAAATCTCAGGAACTTTTATTTAAACGAGTATGTTGTAAGGAACTTGAAATAGATAATGCTCAGAAAAATGGCAAGGATACAAAAGATTTAGATGCTACTTTACAGAATTTATTAGGAAGTTTAAATATTAAGCCTAATCAGAAAACTGCATCTGAATTAACTGATAATCTTACATTTGGGCAACTTATTGATAAATGGGAGCAGGAACAACCTATACCAGAGCCACAAGGAGAATTTAAAGATCCTGATAAAATTGGATTGCTGATTGATGTATTCTTCAAAGGGCACTTATCTAAGATGATGGGATTAAAGAATGCATTTTCTGCAACATATGAGAAATTCATTTCTAAATATACCGTTAAGAAACCTGAGTATGATGAAGATACTGATTCAGAAGCATTATTTGATAAGATATTTGGTCAAAAAGCTGATGAGGAGGTATAATTATGCCTCAAGTAAAAACTCAAACAGAGATAGAAAAAGACAAGCAACAAAAAATAATGGAAACTGTTGCTTGGAGAGCTGGGTATTATCGCAGCAATCCACATAGATATGTTATTGACGTGTTGGGACTATCTTTAAAATGGTTTCAACAAATTTTGTTATGGTGCATGATGCACTATAATTTCGTTATGTATTTGGCAGCGAGGGGACAAGGTAAGACATACCTAACTGCCCTCTTCTGTTGTGTAAGATGTATCTTATTTCCTGGAACAAAAATCGTTGTAAGTTCTGGAACTTTAAAACAGGCAAACGAAGTCTTGTTGAAAATTCAAGATGATTTCATGAAACAATCTTCCATATTACGTTCTGAAATAGAAAAATGTAATATTGGTCAAAATGACGCTTCTATTTATTTCAAAAATGGCTCATGGATAAAAACAAGGACAAGCTCGGAAAATAGCCGTTCAGCTCGTGCAAATTGCATAGTCGTGGATGAATTTCGCATGGTTGATGAAACAGTTATTAACACTGTATTGCGTAAATTCTTAACAAGTCCAAGACAGCCAAAATATTTGCAAAAGCCTGAATACGCACATATGCAAGAAAGAAATAAAGAAATATATATGTCCAGTGCGTACTTTAAAAGTTCATGGGCTTATAGAAAAGCACAAAGTTACACTCTTAATTTCTTTGATGATACAAAGAAATATTTCATATGCGGATTACCTTATCAGGTGTCAGTGCGTGAAGGATTGCTCTCTCGTTCTCAGCTTGAAGATGAAATGAGTGAGGCTGATTATAATGAACTTGTTCAACAAATGGAAATGGAATGTTTGTGGTTTGGAGATACAGACGGTAGTTTATTCAAGTTTGATGAATTAACGGCTCGTAGAAGACTTCGCAAGGCATTTCCACCATTGAGTTTCTGTAATGACAAAATAACAATTCCGAAATTAACAGCTGCTGGTAAAAGAATTTTATCTATTGACGTTGCACTTATGCAGTCTACAAAAAAGAAAAAAAATGATGCTTCTGCTATTTTTATCAATGACTTAATTCAAGTAAATGATACTGCTTATCAATCAAATTTCGTATATGGTGAAACTTTCGAAGGTTTGAAAACAGACGAATTAGGAATGATTGTTATGAAATATTTTTATGAGTATCAATGTACAGATTTAGTTTTAGATACAAACGGAATCGGCTTGGGGGTATATGATTTTATTACCAAGGATCAAATTTGTCAAGAAAACGGCAAAAGATATCAGGCAATGACTTGCATAAATGATAAAGATATGGCTGAACGATGCAAAGTTCGTGATGCTAATAAAGTTGTTTGGTCTGTAAAGGCTAATGCTAATTTCAACAATGAGATATGTGTGTTACTTAGAAATGGTATACAGAATGGAAAAATTAATTTCCTTATTTCTGAACAAGATGCGGATAGCTCATTAAAAGAAACATATAAAGGATACTTTAAAATGTCTCCAACAGAGCAAGCTAAATTGAAAATGTCATATATACAGACAACATTTGCAGTTTACGAATTGGTCAAATTGGATCATGAAGTTAAAAACGGAAATATCAAAGTCAAAGAAGTTGAAGGTATGAGGAAGGATAGATATTCATCTATTGCTTACTCTTACTGGTGTGCTTGTCAATTGGAATTAAAGTTGAAGCCTAAAACACAGGATACACAATCATTAGTCTCAAAGCTTACAATCCGTAAAGCAAAATACAATTAAGGAGGTGCATTATCAAATATGCCTAGACCTAAGAAAGTAGATGCAAATTCTAATGCACCTGCTAAAATAAATAATTCACAGAAGAAAACCACTTCTTCTACTCCAAAACAGCCAACCGCAAATGAAATGCGTGAATGGTATGAGAAAAATAAAAGTAAACTTGAACGTTACGAAGACGCAACAAGTGCAATTACGAGTCTTCGAGATATTCAGAAATCATCCAGATATACGTCAATCAGTAACTATTCAAAGGAAGATGTAAAATCATACATAAAGAATATCTCTTCTAATGAAAAGAATCTACGAAGCTTATCTCGTTATCTTTATTATCGTTCAGAAATCTATTATCGTCTTTGTAAATATTATGCAAATCAGATTGATCTTACAATTCGTAATATAGTTCCCCCATTTATAATCTTAGGCGAAAATAATGTGCAATCCACATTACAAAAGTATCAAGAAACAGTTGATATAGTTGACACTCTAGGATTGAATTATGAATTTCGTAAAGCTGCGTCTATCACTTTAAGAGAAGATGTATTTTATGGATGTGCTTATTATACAGAAGGACAAGGAATGTTTGTTCTTCCATTAGATCCAGATTATATGAAAATTGCAGGTATGTTTCCTGACGGTTCATTTGCAGGAGCTATGGATATGAGTTATTTCCGTAGTCATCAGGAACTTCTTGAATATTGGGGTGAACCATTCAATAGTATGTGGAATACATATCAGAGTACAAACGAAAAATATCAGTTAATCCCAGAAGAATACAATGTATGCATTAAATTTAGGTCTGAAGACTGGGAAACCATCGTTCCCGTGCTTACACCTATATTCTTATCATTGATTGACCTTATGGATGCTTCTGATTATCAAGCAGTTCAACAGGCAGCTAATATATATAAATTAGTATGGCTTGAAATGAAGACAATGGGTAATGATGTAGATGATTGGGCTGTGAATCCAGATATAATGATTCAGTATTTCAATCGTATGCTTGAAGAAGCATTACCACCATATATTTCCGCTGCTATTGTTCCTGGTGAATTACATGAGATAAGTTTCCCAGATGATGTAACAGGTGATGTTACAAAGGTTGAAAAAGCTACAAAAGAAATTCTCAATACGGCTGGTGGTGCTCAGATATTAAATCTAAACTCCGCTTCTAACTCTACTGCCTTTAAATATGGTGTACTTGCAGATTCTACATTTTCTATTTCAACTCTTATTCCACAGATCCAAGCTATTGTAAATCGACTTTTATCTAGTTGGATATCTGAACCCTGTAAAGTTAAATTCTTTGATGTCTCTATTTATCAGAAAGATGATTTTAGAAAATCAATCTTGGAATCATGCACTAATGGATTGCCAAACAAAATTCTTTATAACACATTGAATGGTGTGTCTGAAAAAGATACGTTATCTATGAACTTTTTGGAAGAAGACTGTTTGCAACTTAGTTCAAAATTCAAGCCACTATCTAGCACTTATACTCAGACAGGTAATGATAAAGGCGGTGGTCAAGAGAAGGATGATTCGGAACTTACAGATGCTGGACTTCGCACAAGAGACGAAAATTTAAACGATAAATAGGAGTTGATGGAATGAATCAAAAATTTATAATAACCCAAGATATCCCTACTGCTACTCTCCTATCTCAATTAGGATATCAACAGGTGCAAAATTCTAATGGTATTTATGTATTTTTGAATACTGATACTCTTCGGTTTTCAGAAAATATAGATATAAATAAATTAAAGTATACAAATATGCTTACATTTTAGTCGTCTTCCTTGGGCGACTTTTATTATGTCAGAAAGGAGGAAAAGACTAAGTAGATGTCAAAGGTTATTAAAAAGAAAATTTTAACTGAAGATGATTTACTAAAATTCTGTCAAGAGCAGAAATTTGCAAAATTCAGTTCTAAAGATACTGGCTATCAGTTGGCTTTAAAAGTGCCTACTACTTTTGAAATAGACGATACCGTAGACGAAAATCATCGTGGAATGATGCGTCTTAAATTCAGAATTTTTCATACAGGGCTTAACAGAAATAAGAGTTATGTATCAAAGGATGCTGCTGAGAAAGCAATGAATACTATTGCTGACAGACCTGTATTGGCTGCAATCCATCAGCTTGACGATGGCAGTTGGGATTTCGAAGGTCATGAGATGGAAATTGTTAAAGACGAAAAAGGTAAAGAAGAACTGAAATATATTGAATCTCAAGTTGGTTCTTTCTCATCTGAACCTGCATTTTGGGAACATGATGATAACTTAGATAAAGATTATGTATGTGCTTATGCTTATATAAGTGAAGAATACACAAAGGCTTGTGAAATTATTCGTGCAAAACAAGGTTCAAAAAATAGTTGCGAGCTTTTCATTGATGAACTCTCTTACAACGCCAAGGAGAGATATCTTGAATTAAATGATTTCTATGTAAACGCTTCGACTTTGTTGGGAAGTCATGATGATGGTACAGAAATTCAGGAAGGTATGGAAGGTTCTCGTGCTGATATTGCTGATTTCAGTGTAAATAACAATTCAGTTAAATTTGACAAAAATGAAAAATTGATTGAACTCTTAGAAAATCTTAATAAGACACTTTCTAATTTCAATAAAGAACAGACTCCTGTTCAAACACAATCAAAGGAAGGAGGAACAAATAACAAAATGACAAAATTTGAAGAGTTACTTGCCAAATATGATAAGACTGCTGAAGATGTAACATTCGACTATACAGAAATGTCAGATGAGGAACTTAAAGCAAAATTCGCTGAGATGTTCGATGATGACAATTCAGAAGGAGATAATTCAGGTAACGGAGAATCTGGTGAGCCTTCCAATGATGGAGAAGGTAATGGCGAAGGAGCTTCTGATCCAGATGGGAATGAAGGTGAAAGTCAGACTTTTGAAAAGATTGTTCGTACATATGAGATTTCTCATGAAGATACAAGATATGCACTCTATAATCTGTTAGCACCATATGAAGAGTCAGATAATGATTATTACTATATCTCAAATGTATTTGATTCTTATTTTGTATACGAGGGTTGGTGTACTGACAAAATTTACCGACAGAACTATACAAAAGATGGAGATAATGTTTCATTTGATGGTGAGCGTATAGAATTATTCCGTGAGCTTTTGACAGCAAGTGAGAAAGCTGAACTTGAATCCATGCGTTCTAATTACGCTGCCCTTAAGGAGTTTAAAGAGACAGCAGAAAAGAATGAACTTCATGCACAAAAAGAAGCTATTATCAATGCTGATAACTATTCTGTTCTTACAGAGAAAGATTCAGAAGGAAATTATGTAAATACTGACTTCGCTGAATTAGTAAAGACTATGGATAATTATTCCGTAGAAGACTTTGAAACAAAAGTAAAGGTTATGCATTCAGATTATATGTCTGCACATGCGAACTTCTCTTCTGTTGACACAAAGAAAAACACAAATTCGGTTAAGATACTTACAAATATGAATAAGAAATCAAAGCCTAAGAAAAACTACGGCAACTTATTTGATTAAAAAACTGAATATAACTTCATTTCATATAGAACGCTTTATGCGTTCTTTTTTATTACAAAAAAAAACAAAATTTAAGGAGGAAAACATAATGGCTATTAAATATGCTGCTACAAAATTTCCACAGATGGAAATTGGTAATTTACTTGCTCAGGATTATGGCGAGCACATTTTATCTGTAAAGATTACAGAAGATACACCTAATGGATATCATTTCAAACCAGGTAAGATGACTTCTCTTGATAATTGGGAGATGGAAGCTGCAACTGAAATTGATGCTTATATCGCAATGAAAGATGCGTCAGGAAGATACCTTGTTGTAATTAGAGATCCAAAGGGAGTTGGTGTTATCTATCAGAAACCTCTCAATAATGTCGAGAGTCCTCGTTCACTCGCACTTGCTTCTAATTTCTATAACGATCCAGCAGACGGTGCAGTTCGTGGATACATGCTTCATTCACAGGATCGTTATTGGCTTACAGAAGATAATTTTGATGGCTCACCTACAGTTGGAGCTGAAATCACAACGATTTCTAGTGGAAAATTAAAAATTGGTGCGTAATAGAAAGGAGGATATAGAATAATGATGAGATTTAGTACAGAACATTTAAGAAAAGTTTTTGAAGATGCTGATAAGTATGAAAATTTTAAGAAGCTTACATATAACTTAAATCACGGAATTGATATTTATGAGTACGATGATGACGGAAACCAGAGAAAGGTTTCTAAACATGAAGCAAATAAGGCAATCCGTAAAATTATTATGGAGGTATGCGACCTTACTGAAGAGGATCTTAGATCCAATAAGAGACGTGAAAGAGCCTTAGAGCTTCATCACACAGAAGTATATGAGTTACTTGAGTCTGATATTGATTTTAAGGTAGATACAGCATTCAAGGAATCTGAGTGGTTTAATGATTTTGTAGATATGAGAAATGTTAAACTTGGCGATGAGGAAGAGTTTTGGTCAAGAGAAAAGGTTATGCTTGCTGTTGCTGAAATTAGTGGTGACCACCATGATCTGACTTTACAGTACTTAAATGAAGGTACAGCACACAAGATTCATACTAAGAAGTATGGTGTAAAGATTGGTAAGGATATTGATCTTATTTTACTTGGACGTATTGATTTTACTGAGCTGACAGATAAGATTGCAGAAGCGTTTGTATATAAAGTTCAGGAACTTTGCTATACAGGAATTTATGGTGCTGCAACTAAGTTACCTAACAACTCTCAGTTTGTAAAAACAGGTGCTTTATCTGCTTCTACTAAGGACAAGTTTGATACACTTCTTGAGGATGTTGGAACTGCTAATAGTGCAGAAGTTGTTATTATGGGTACAAAGACTGCATTGAAGAAACTTAATGGTCTTACAGAAGTTGATTGGAGAAGTTTGTCTCAGAAAGAGGATGTTGCAAAGACTGGTCGCCTCGGTACATACGAAGGAACAGAACTTATTGAGATTCCTCAGAGATTTGCTTTCAATGATGTAACAAAGAGACTTATTGACGATAAGAGACTTCTTATCTTTGCAAAGAATCAGGAACAGTTCGTGTGGTTTACAGATAAGGGTGAAACTCAGATTTATGAGTCTGGTACTCAGAAGGGTGAACACGCTGATGACTTCCAGAAATATGAAGTTCAGAGAGAAATGGGTGTTGAGGTAGTATTACCACAGTACTTTGGTCAGTGGACTCTTGAATAGTAAATAAGGTTGAGTGGTTAGTTTATCTAGCCACTCTTTTTTATATTGGATAGAAAGGAAAAATAAATGGCATATACAAAAAAGACCACCACAAAAGCAATAGAAAATACTAATACTGATGTGGCTGAAAAGAAATCAGAAAAAAAGAAGTTTGAGCCAACAGAAATGATTCCATGTGTGTCTCTTACCGCAGGAGAATTATTTTATGTTGGACTTAAATCAGATACTTTATATACATTTGCAGATATTGATGACGTTCAGGAAATTGAATTTAGAGATTTGGATTATGCAGCAAGGAAGGGTGACAAGATGATGTTTAAACCTCGTTTTGTTGTACAGGATGCAGATTTTATCGCATTACATCCAGAACTTGATGATTTATATTCTACTCTTCACTCGACAAATGATTTAAGAGATATTTTAAAGATGACTCCTTCGCAAATGGAAAAAGCAATCTATTCTCTTCCAATTGGAGCACAGGAAGCATTAAAAACTATTGCAACAAGTATGGTTGATGACGGAACACTTGATTCTGTTAAGAGAATTCAGACGCTTGATTCTATTTTTGGAACAGAGTTACTTTTAAAATTGAATATGTAGTAAAGGAGGCTCACAATGACGCTTCCATATGAAACAATTTTTTCACGAACAAGAGGACGTATTTCAGATATGAAAGAACTTTCTCTTGACGAAAACGATCTTAATGAAACATGGACTGAACGCTTACACATGGTTGCAGGTGATGAACGAGTTATTAGGAAATTCGCTTCATTTAATATGGATGACGGAATGGAACAGATTGAATTTGAGATGCAATATCCTGTTAGCGATTTTGCAGATAAGGAATATGTTATAGGATTGTTCACTCTTGGAATGACAATAGAATGGTTAACACCACAGGTTGACTCTGCAAAATTTACTGCTAGAGCTTTAGGAACAAAAGAAGAAAAAAACATGCAGAATCCATATAAAGATATGCAAAGTAGATTGGATACACTACAGCATGAATTTAGTAGAAAACTTGCAAGTCATGGATATATTAATAACTCATATGTGCGAGGTGAATAACTATGAAATATATATATGGTTCGTTCACTAAAAGACAAATTAAAGAAGCTGCACATGCGATGCACAACGATGTCCATAAGTTATTACTTTATAAGGATAATCGAATAGAAGAAAAAATATTTGAGAATGATGAAGCTTTTCTTATATTTTTTCAGAATGTCATGTTTAAATTTAGTGGAACAAAAACTCTATTTAATAATAATGGAATTATGGTCACACTAATGACTACTTTGCAAGCCGCTTATGACGAAGTTACATCCGATGAGTTTGATTACATGACATTCCGTAGGGCTATTTTAGATAGTCACAATTACATTAAGCAGATGTTTGAAGGAGGTGTTGGTGATGCCAAGCTTACAGACAGCACGGCGAATCGCTAACGCCAAAACAAATAATGCGAAAACTTTAGGTCAAATTTATAAAGAAGAATCTGACTTTTTGATGGAAGAAACTTGGGATAACAGTATTGCTTCCAAGACTTGTTACATTTATGACTACTTTCATGATGACTTCTTCACAGATGAACATGGAATTACACGTTCACTTGCTGAAGGTATGACTTATGAAAATACTAATAAGACAAAGATAGATGCAAAGTTTATTATCAAATCTTATCAGTCAATGGACAAAGACCAAGTGGAATACTATCTTATGTTTCGTCCAAGTCAGCCTGTAAGATTCAATGAGGACGATGACCTTTATTATTATGAGACTGATTTTAGAAAACGCTATTCTGCGACATTTCCGATAGGACTTTTCGTGGACGTTCCAGATGATAGAGGAATTTATCATAAGTGGATTATCTGTCGTGATGAACCTGCAAATCAGTTTCCAAAGTATCTCATTTTACCAGTAAATTATGAACTTACATGGATTGAAAAGAATAATGATAAACGTATCAAGAGACGTATGTGGTGTTGTTTAAGACAGCAAAGTTCCTACACGATCGGCACTTACACCGACCGATATTTTACACATACTGATAATCAGGATAAGATATGGTTGCCAATGAACTCTATTACAGAGAAGTTTTGGTACACTTCTGAAGATTCTAAAAATATGCGAGTTGTAGTAAGTGCTTTAACAGAACATCCTACCGTATGGACAGTGACCAAGGTTGAAAATTCAATGCCAATTGGTATTCAAAAGCTTACTATATATACAGCATTTTGGAACGAGCATACTGATTATGTCAATCTTGAAACAGGCGAAATGTATGCAAACTATTTCGATTCAGAAATTGCTCCAACAGATCCATCTAATCCAACTACTCCCCCATCTTCTATCACAGCAAGAATTTCAGCATCCACTTCAACTATTAAAGTTGGTGGTTCTTATAAAAATCTCACAGTAAATCTATTTAATGATTCCAATGAAGATATTACAACTGAATATGCTGATGCAACCTTTACATGGACTTGCGCTATTGATAACGAAGACTGGACTGATAAAGTTACATGGCGAGCTGGTACAGAGTACAACCAAAAGAAAGTAAAGTTTCCCAACGACACTTCTACTATCAGCAAAATACTGTCGATTAAGTGTGAAATTGTTAAGGATGACTTGCCGATTAAATCTGAAATTTTGTCGTTGGAATTAACTGAATAGGAGGTGTTTTATGGCAGAAAAATTAGTTACAAAGAATGATTTGCTAAATAAGCTTCGTGCATATAAGAATACTCCTGATGATGAAAATATTCAGTATAAGAAAAAGATTGAAAAAGCACTTATGCTTAATCCATGTCTTTTATATGCACTTAATGAGAAGTCATTAGAATCTGAACTTTTTGACGATGATGGTAATATCAACTGGGAATGGAACGAAGATACAAAAGAGTATGAACCTCTTGGGGAATGGGATAGATATTTTGGTGGAACATCCAATATCCGTCCTTATTTGTTTATTCCTGACACTCAGACGGAGGTAAAACATTATATCTGTTACCAAGTATCTTTTGATGAAATGCCTCGCTATCAGGACACATTAAAGTATACAAATGTTACATTTACTATTTTTGTTCATGGTAATGACAGAAATGATAAATTAACTGGTATTCCAAGACACGATCTTATTGCTTCTATAATAAGAGAGCGATTTAATTGGTCGAATATATTTGGAATGCAAACACATCTTGTATCTTCTAAAGAGTCAACGACAGATAATAATTATATTGTTCGCACTCTTGTATTCCAAGTTGTTGACACTAATGGAATTCATAAAACAACAGATGGAAAGTCTTCTATTATGAATTACGGTATAAGGCGGTGATTATTTGGATGTATTAGAAACACTAGATAATCTTCAATCCGCTGCCGAAGAAGATATAAAAAAGAAACAAGAAAAAAGTCATCATCCAGAATACCATTTTGACAAACTCAAAATGTATTTTGGTGAGGATTATACAATAAATGGTATAACTATTTCAATTCCAACTATCGGTGGTATTTTAAATATTGGTGAAACTAATTTTTATAGAGCATTATCACCGTTCTTGAACAATTCTACTTCTATAAGAGTTCTTCTTTATGATGCTTTCAAAAAAGACTGGAATAAGACAAAAGATATTGAAGTGTTTTATATTTTATATCAATTGTTAAGAAATGCAAATAATGAAACTATATTTGAACCATTGAAATTAATTTTTAAAGAAAATGATTTTAATGATTTCCAATTAATTCATATGGAACGAAATAGAAATGGCGAAGAATGTAACACTCTTGCTTTATATAGTGAATTTCAAGATATATTACTTTTCGAAAATGAATATTTGGAAATAGCAGAGTATATTCGAACCATGATGAATGTTCATCCAAAGGTGGAAAAGGCAAAAGGTAAAACAACAAAACATTGGATATTACAAGAAGACAAGATGAAAGCGGCACAAGATAAAGATAAAGAAAATGATTCTACTCTCTTACCGCTTATATCTAGCTGTGTTAATCATCCAGGTTTTAAATATAAATTAGAAGAATTGAAAGAAGTAAATATATGTCAATTCATGGATTCTGTAAACAGAATTCAAAAATATGAACAGGGAACAGCTGCATTAAAAGGATTATATTCCGGCATGATTTCAGCTAAAGATATCCCTCAAGACTTAATCAATTTTATGGGCGAAATTTAATCGCTCATTTTTTATTGCATAAAAACAATTTCTAAAGGAGGAAAAAATAATGGCATTTAAATTAGGTGACGTAATCGTTGATAGATTACAGTTTGGTTATGGTGCAAAATCTAATGGTACACCACTGTATGCTTTAACGCAGCTTACAGAAGCTAATATTGATATTACAGCAGATTCAACAGATATTAACGATAAAGATGGTAACTTAGTATATCGTAAATATACTGGTAAAAAGGGCGAAGTAACTGCTACAAATGCATTCTTAAATCTTGCAGTTATTGAGGCAATTTCTGCTACCGATGCTGAAATTGCAACTAAAGACAAAGGTATTGTTATGCCAATGATTCAGATTGTTAAAGCAGGTGATACATTAGATATTACTGACTATGTAGAAGGATCAGTTGTTGTAAATTCTCTTTCTGCCAAAGGTTCTATGGGAAAAGAAGAATATAAATTAGGTGTTGGTGATGCTACTGCTACAACATTCTCAATTAAACATACAGATGCAGTTACAGAACCGTCAGAATCTGCTAAACCAGCAAGTGATATTTTAACACCACCAACCGCAAAAGATGAAGCTCAGTATATCGTTAAATTTAAGAAAACAATTCATAGTGGTGCAAAAATTACTAACTCTGGTAATAAATTCCCGAAAGCTCATGAATTATTCTTCAAAGCGTTAGTAGTTGATAAATGTGATACAGAAACTTTAAAGGCTGCTATTATTCATATTCCATCATTCATGCCAAGTCCAGAATTTACTCTTGCTCTTCAGGGCGGTGATTCTCAGACAATGGATTATAAAGGTGCTATGATGTTAAATGCTTGCTCTACTGATTCTGAGTTATTCTCTATTTATTACATTGACGAAGAAGAAGATGACATTTAATTAAAATAATTTAAGGGCAGTTACTACTGCCCTTTTTATTAAGGAGAAAATATGTCAAAAAAAGATTTAAGAACTTGTTGTATTTGCGGTAAGAAATACAGCTTTTGTCCAGTTTGTAATGCAGAAGACAGAAATAAGAAATCTTGGTATTTTACATTTTGTAGTGAAAATTGCCATGATATTTATGAGATAACTTCAGCATTTGAAGATAAAAGGATTTCAGATATCGAAGCAAAAAATAAATTAACCAAACTTGATTTATCTAAAAAGAACAATTTTAGTGACAGTTATAAAAAATCTATTACTTCAATTATGAACGCAAAAGTACAAACTAAAAAGACAATAAGTAAAAAAGAGAATTCAGGCAATGTGTCTGTTAATAAGGAGATTATTGCAAAAGCTGAAAAAGAGGCAAAAAGTAATGTTGAATAGTGATTTTAAAGAATTTTAATAGGGAACATAATTACTATTCATTTAGTTTTTGTGTTCCCTATTTTTTACGCTATGAAGACATAAGAAGGAATAAAAGGAAAATATGGTAAAAACAAATTTAAAGAAAGTAAGAGATTATTTACCTCATGAAGTTGTTAGGATTGTTAATCCAAAGCAATATTTATTATA